ATTGGCATTTAAGAGACTCTTACAATGGTGGTCGTATGGCATCTGTAAGTAAGAATGGTATAACTACTGGTGAGGAATCAATGCACACAGGTAATGAGTTTGGATTTATTTGTGGACAGTATGATGGAAACCAGAATAACAATGGTTACCTCTTTACCTATGCAAGTCATAGTTTCACAAGAGACAGTAGAATGGATAGATCTGGCATCAGTGGATCTGCGTCTGCTGCAGGAGTAGAATTCGGAAATCTACAATACGGATACACAGGAATGTAATTATGTCTGACGGAATTAATCTAGATACAGAGGTTCTCGCAATACTAGAGGGAACAGAAAAACGTAAGTATTACGTCGCTAGACATTGCCCTTCTATTGACACAATAGAGTCTATTGACATTATGTGGAATATGTATGGACTTGTTGTATTTTCTGTTAAAGAAGAATGGACGAGAGAACTTGTAAAATTAACTGGTTCTTATGAAGAGATTACAGAATCTTTAGGAAGATGGGGTACAAAACATTTTGCTGAGATTCGTGCAGAGATTAAGGTTACAGATGAAGACCCACTATCAACTAGTGATGAGTATAAAGTATCACAGACAGGACCTAAGACAAAAATTGTATTACCAAAAGAAAGGATAGATGCAGCAATAGAGTTTATGAAACTTGGTGCAAAACTTATTATTGAGGATGAGTACGATAGAAAATTCTTAGCATTAAAAGCAGAAGAATCTAAGATTGAACAGTTCTTATGGGATACACAAATACAGGAAGCAAACAATTTAGAGGGTGAGACTCCTCTCCTAAATAATCTTGCTACCATCAAAGGTGTTACTGTAGCAGAAATGGCAAAATCTGTTCTTAAGGGACAAGCAGCATTCAAAGATAAAGTATCAGCACTTTACCGAGCAATGGTTGCACTCAAGCAAGAATTTAAAGATTGTGCTACAATAAAAGAACTTAACGTTCTATGGGAAAAATATTTGGGAGTTCCTATGCCACAACAACAGGCAATTGAATTAGGAAAAACCGAAGAAGATGGATGGACACCGTTACCTATAAAACAAGGCTTACAATTTTAAACTATGACATTATCATCTGATTCCATAGAGTCCTTTGTTGAGGACAATATGGACTTTGGAATGACACATGAACAAATTAAAAATTTCGTTGTCAATTCCCACGTAACTGACAAAAGAAAACTTCGTCAAGTCTTGATTGAAGTTTCTACACGTAACCACGAAAAGAAAAAACTTTTTCTAGACATAGAAAGAAAGAAAATAAGAATAGAAGCATTAGAAGCAAAACTGGAAATAGAGGATGATGAATATAGTAGAAGACTTATCCAATGTGATATTGATGAGTTTAAACTTGACATCGGAAGATTTAAAATAACATTGCATCAATCAAACAACGAGTTAGATGCGTTCATGCAATGGATACATAAAAACTTTAAGTCTATGGAAGACTTAATCGAAGCTGCAGAATATAACGAAGAAGAAGAGAGAAAGTATTGGATCGCTCGTATGGGTAAACAGGCAGCAATGGATGTATACTGCACAGGTAGAATAGGTGTAGGTAACCTTGACTCGATAGCAATGATGCGAGAAGATGATCAATATGCTACACTAAATATAGCCATGCAATACTCTGGTTTGTTAAACGCGGGTATTGGTAAGATCCAAAACGAACTAAAACCTCAGATAGATAAGATGATGGTTGACGGGTCTGCACCACGTATTCCAACATTTGATGGTGTTGAGGATAAGTTGGATCTCAAACTTTATGAACAACTAACTGGTAATGAACAAAAGAGTCTTCAGTCTACCGATAAATCCAAAACTGAGTGAAGACTTTGTAGTATCTACTTTTCTACCGTTTCTTAAAAAGTACAAAGAATATATACTAGATCTTTATTTTACATGTCGTATCCCTCCCTTTGATCAGGACGCTATGGGGGATACCTTTTTGTCTCCAGAAGCACTAACAGAATCTGCATGTTATATCTCATCAGAATCTGACATACCATTATCAGCAACCTTTAATAATATATGGATTAGACCAGACCAAAAAAATCTAGACTTGTGGATAAAAGAGTTTGCTCCTATCTACAACTCTGGAGTTAGAGTGGTGACACTGCCACATACGTCATGGGTTTCTACTGGACAGATACAGGCAGCGTTTCCAGAATTGTTTATTAAAAATACAATACTTAGAGAAGTTACTAGACCTAATGAAATAGTATCACTAGCAGAAGCAGGATTTAATTATATAAACTTAGATCGTGATCTTATGAGAGATCGTGACCAACTATTACGTATCAGGAAAGCAAAAGATTATTGCAAGTTTATAGGTAAACCTATCATGCTTTCTATGTTAGTCAATGAGACATGTTGGGGTGGATGTCCTATCATGCCAGAACATTATCAATATAATAGCACTAGAACTAAAGATGATCCCATATTCTTTGCTAGTCCTATAAGTCGTGTGTCTTGTTCTACATGGGACATAGAACATCCAGAGGCAGATCTTAAGCAAGCAAACCTACCACCATGGAGAGAAGATTGGGTGGAGATGCAAGAACTTGGTATTGATACATTTAAACTGCACGGTAGAGAGAGTATGATGAGATTGCAAGAAAGCATGGATCTCATACGTAGATGGGCAGACAAGGAAGAGTATATGTTTCCTGAGTATAAAAAATATCAAGAACAATTAAAAATAAAAGATTCTCCAATAGTCTTATGGAGAGAGAAAATAAAGACCTGTAAGTTTGATTGTTGGGATTGTAATTATTGTGAGGCAGTAGTGCAATCACACATGAAGAAGGCAGAACTTGTCATGCATCCACAAGTAGAGACATGTATAGAAGCATTTAATAACTCAGGAAAATATCTGTCAAACCATAGAACATATGATCCAAATGATCCTAGTGCATATTATAATGTAGAAGGACTTACATCACCTAGAGTTAGACACTTTCTTAATAATCTATGCTCACAAGAAGGTGCAGTGTATCTTGAAGTAGGAGTGTATGCGGGGTCTACATTTTGTGCTGCAGTGCAAAACAATGACATGGTTGCTGCATATGCAAACGATAACTGGTCACAACCTAACTTACAACCCGCTAGAGAAGATATTACACTATCATTAGAAAATGTAACCGTAGATACGTTTGTTAAAAACTTACAAGAAAATATTACGACAGAGACATTAGACTTTGATATACAAGTTTTAAATGGTGACTCCTCACAATTAGGTAAAAAGGATTTCAAACATGATGTCAATGTTATATTCTATGATGGTGATAATGATCAGATGAAAATGGTAGAGTTCTTTACTAACATGTTGACTTTTACTCAGGATGTATTCACACTGGTGATTGATGATGCAAACATAGAAAAGAATGTAGAAGTCACAAAACAATTCTTAGATTACAATGGATTAAAGATACTGTATGAGAGAGAACTACTGAACGATCCAGAAGATGCTGCGATGTGGTGGAATGGTTTGTACGTAGTTGTAGTTTCAAAATAAGATTTTTAATTACAAATATGTAGAAAAAATTTTTTGGGTAATTTTTCCTTATTAGGTTTTTCGCTAAATATAACTAGTAAAAGTAATCATAGGTGAAATGGGAACTCTGAATGTCGGGACAGTTAACGCAGGGGCGGGTGTCCAATTACCTTCTTATGCCACTAGCAACTTACCTACAGGTGGTATAGCACAAGGATTTCTAGCATACGATTCTACTATCGGTGCAGTGAAGGTTTGGAATGGTCAGAAGTGGCAGAAACTAGACGAAGCAACTGTTAATGCCAGTGGTGGTAACCAAGTATATGACTTTGGTTTGTTTAGAGTGCATAAGTTTACAAGTTCTGGAACGTTCAATGTTCAAGCAACACAGAACGATGCAAAGATGGATTTCATGATCGTCGGTGGTGGCGGTGGTGGAGGATGTTCTGACGGTAACTGTAGTAATGGTGGCGGTGGTGCAGGAGGATTAGTATATAAGTCAGGAGTAGCAGTTAGTGTAGGAACATTTCCAGTTGTTATAGGATCTGGTGGATCTGGATACTATAACCAAGACACCAAAGGTGACAATGGTGGAGATAGTTCATTTAATGGATTTACTGCCCTAGGTGGCGGTGGCGGTGGTGCAGGAGGTAATAACGATAGAGGTAATGCACGTGCAGGAGGATGTGGTGGTGGAGGAAGTCACCCTTACTCTGGGACACGTCAACCAGGTTTACAACCAAGTTCTGCATCTGGAGGATTTGGAAACTTTGGTGGTAACTGTACACCATCATCACCCGACTGGGGTGGAGGCGGTGGCGGTGGAGCTGGTCAACAAGGGCAAGATGGATCAGCACCCCGTGGAGGAGATGGAGGAGATGGATTATTATTTGACATAGATGGAATGAATAAATTCTATGCGGGTGGTGGTGCAGGAGCAAACTGCAATAACCCAACTAATGACGTTATACCTGGCGGACTAGGTGGTGGCGGTATCGCTGCAGGAACTATTGTCGGTGGTACAGGTGGTAATGGATTTGGCGGAGGTGGCGGTGGTGCTGGCTATCCAAATAGACGAGCAGGAAATGGTGGTAATGGTATTGTTGTTATCAGATATCCTATTGATACTTTAGATAATACTATTGGATCATCATCAGGAAACCCTGCTGCAAACGCATTACAAATACTTGCTGCAAACCCTAGTGCAGGAGATGGGACATACTGGATTAAACCTGTAGGTTACTCTGGTGGTGCACAACAAATTTATTGTTGGATGTCAGCGGGTGGTTGGATGTTAGTATCATCAAACAACTGGAACAGTGGCACAATACCTAGCGGTAACAGTAGACGTAGTAGTTCTTACTTCTTGAGTAGGTCTGGTGCTCTTGGAACTCCATCCCCAAACACTGACTATATAATTGGTAGTATGATTACATCATTAGATTTTACTGCTACAAGAGTATTAACATGGGGTTATGGTAGCACTAATAATACTACCTCTTGGAACTCTTCTCTAAGTAATCTGGGAAACTGGGTGCAATGTGAGTGGACATTATCAAGAGAAGGTATTAATAGGCAAACTGAAGTTATTCCTAGAGAGTCAGTTGCTATTACATCTAGTGGTATTGGACTGAGTGGTAGTGCAAGATTCTTCGTGTTAGACGGTATTAAAGCAGACAATGACAACGGTGGATTTAATGCTAACAGCAACCAAACTACTATAGGTGGTGCGGGTGTTAATGGTAATACTGGAGATCCTTCTACTGGTTGTTATCTAGGACATGGTTCTAGTGAAGGAAACGGTGAAGGTATCTACGCTGCTAGTGGTGGTGGTGTTGACTGCCAAGGATATACAACATGGGTTAGGTAATTTATGACAGATGAATTTGGTTATTATGCTTTTGTCAACGACAAGAACATAGTGGAAAACGTTATTGTTTGTAATAATAGAGATGATTTCCAAGCGTTGATGCAATTCAACCCTATGGGTATGACGCCAGGTAAATGGGTTCCTGCTACTGAGGAATCTGGAAGACCATCTAAAGGTAATCATTATCATCCAACATATCAAAGGTTCTACCCACAGTCTAGATTTAAGTCATGGACATTTAATGAAGAGACGTGGTTGTGGGATCCTCCTGTTCCCAAACCTAAAGAAGAGGTTGACGAAGAGGGGCAACTTGTATTACAATGGTTGTGGGACGAACCCACACTATCATGGGTGGAGTTAAGAACTCCCAACTGTATAGAATGTGAGCAACAAGAAGAAGAAATTGACCAGTAATTTTATTGAGCAATATCACAGATCAGTAAGTAGTGCAGATTGCATAAGACTAATACAACTATTTGAATCTAATCTAGAGTTACAAACTGTAGGTGTTAGCACCGTTGGTTTTGACCCTAAGATTAAAGATGATAAAGAGATATCTTTAACAAAAGAATTAGTTGACAACAACCCTGATTGGAATAGTGCTATGATGCCTATTCTTCAAGCGTTGCATTCTAATGTAGAAAAATATGTAGAGACTTACGAAGGTTTAAACTCTATTGATCAGTGGATGTTAGAAGCACCCGCTATCAACTTCCAAAGGTTTTTGCCTAGACAAGGATATAAGAAATGGCATTGTGAGAATGTCAACATCAAGAGTAGTGTCAGAACATTGGTTTGGATGCTATACTTAAATACAGTGAATGATAAAGGTGGCACAGAATTTTATCACCAAGATTTTGTATGCAATGCAGAGATTGGCAAGATGGTTATCTGGCCTCCTTATTGGACACACTTACACAGATCACAGGTTAGTCCTAGTGAGATGAAATACATTTTAACAGGATGGATGGCGTATGTATAAGTATCTTTGGTATGATACAATGTTACCCGCAGATATATGCGATAAGATTTGTCAAGATCTTAGAGCATCAGAAGGTAGTTTAAAAGATGCTGCTGTAACAGGTAAAGAAGCAGATCATGTAAGAAATAGTAAGAACCTATGGGTGCAAAGTTCTCATTGGATAGCAGGGTTTTGTAATCATTATGTAAATGTAGCAAACGAAGATAATTTTAAGTATGATATTCATGCAGGATTTGAGAATCACATAATACAATACTCATTGTATAATCCAGATTGTTATTATAAATGGCACACTGACTATTATCAGAGAGAGGGTAGTGTAAGAAAACTATCATTCTCATTACAGTTAAGTGATTATAATGAATACAAAGGTGGTGACTTACAACTAATAGATGAAGAAAATAGAATGTATATTGCTCCTAAGAAAAGAGGATCTATTATAATATTTGACAGTAGGATAAGACATAGAGTTAGGAGAGTCACAGAAGGTCAAAGGCGATCTCTTGTTGGATGGATATTAGGACCTGAGTGGAGATGAGTCAGTTAATCAAAAATCTCGTCGATGTATCTGAGTATGCTAACGATGGTAAAAAATTATTTGATGAGAACCCTACCCCTATAGAATTGAAGTATAGGATTGTTAGAGGTAAACATATACTTGACAATGCTGACATGCCAACTCAAGTATCAAACTCTGTGTCAATTTATAATAATCCAAGATACGAAATTTTATACTACAAGGTAAAAAGAGAAATAGAAAAAATTACTGGTAAACGTTTGCATAGAACCTACTACTATGAGAGACTTTACAAACAAAACAATGTTTTGACAAAACATGTTGACAGACCCGCATGCGAGGTGAGTGTGTCATTACATTTATCTTCTAGTATAAAAACACCATGGTCTATATTTTTTGAGCAAGATGTAGTAAAAGAATACAAAGCGGATGTAGGAGATGCTATACTATACAATGGTATAGACACACCGCACTGGAGACAACCATTGATATGTTCTGACAAAGATTATTATCATCAGATATTTTTTCATTTTGTAGACGCTGATGGTGAGTATGCACATTTTGCTTTTGACCGATGAGAATAATAACTAACGCACTACCTAAAGAGGTTATGGAAGAAGCAAGATCATATCTCTTGCGAAACATGGGTGATTTCAAATTTCAATCCAGTGAGATACTATGGGCACCTGGCTTGAAAGTTGGTATCAATGGGTCTTGTCTAATCAGAGAAACTCCTGTAGATCTAAGAGAGAAACTTGCAACATACCTAACACCCTTGCTACCTCCACATGATGAGTTGGCAATCAATTATCATGTATGGCAAAGGGGTTCTGGTGTGGCATCACACAATGACAATACATATCAGTTTGGTGCGACGTTATATCTGAACGAGGATTGGAATGTCAACTATGGTGGTCTCTTTGTGTGGGCACCAATCAATGAGGAGACAATGAGAGCATTGTGTCCTACCTCAAACACATTGGTAATAAACGATAGTCAGGAGATCCACATGGTGACACCTATATCAAATGAGTCACCAATGTTTCGTGTTACCCTACAAATATGGGGTAAGAAAACACCCTAAATAGTACACTTATCATTCTAAACTATGGATGCTGAAACAATGGTAAAGGAATTTACCGAGCAATTAAAAGAACAAAAAGCAACAATTGTTGAACTTGAGAAACAACTAAGCACTAGGAAAGAGCAAACGTTGAGACTAGAAGGTGCAATTGAAGCACTAAATATGACACTCAAGAAACCAGAAGAAAATGGCACTGAAGAAGTCAAGTGAACTTAGACAGCAAGAACACGTAAACTCAAAGCAATTTCACATCAAGTTTGATGGAACTGCAGAAACATGTCCTTACAAAGTAGGAGAACTGTATGATGGTAGAAGCATCGTATCAATAGGATTCAATACTACTTTGTACGGACACTCGTACCATTTAATCGTAGAGAGAGATAGAACACATCTACGAACTAAATTTGTGTTTGATGAGAAACACGATATAAAATTTTGCAAACCTGTGGAGAGAATGGGCAAGCAACAGATATCAGAAGGTGAAGTTCAGAAACTATTAGCAAAGGCAGGAGACGGTAATACATAAATATATCTGAAGGACTTATTGTACCACAGGATGAAGAAGGTAATAGTAAGGGTCAGTGATAACTATAGTCTAGATTCTGCAGCTGCAGCGATCTTGAAATTATATGGTTACCTATCCTTTGTAGAATCATTTAGAACATTTCAAATAATTACTTTTGATTGCCCTGAGAGGTATGAGGGTAATGTAGTCAATCAACTCAATGCATTAAATGTAGTTAAGAAAGCTACACTAGACAAAGAAGTATATGCAGGAGATCCTATGCCAACTGAGGCATCTCTATCTGTAGATACATCTGGGTCAACCTCAATCAATGAAGTAGAAGGAGAAGCGACAAGTAATACTAGAGGATTAACAACAACTGGTTCTGGAACGATATATGTAAAAGTTCAGAACATAGGTGGTGCAAATTTTTATGTATATTCACAGACACAAGGTGGGACATATAGTAGGTTTGCAAACCAAACAGGATTTCTACAAGGTGGAACTTATACATTTGACCAGAGCGATGCAACAAATGCTACACATGGTCTAAGATTTTCTGAGACACCTGATGGTATTTGGACTACAGGTGGTACAGGAGAGTTGACTGCAGGAGTTGTAGTTACAGGAACTGCAGGAACTGATGGTCAAACCACCATCACAGTAAGTTCATCTACACCATCTATACTATATCCATATTGTATCAATCATCCTGGCATGGGTCGTTACTCAGTAGCACCTGATAGATTTGGAACTGTCAACATACATGACTACTGGCATCTAGATAGAATTACAAAACAAGACAGACAATATTTAAACAGACAGTTTAGTCAATCAAGTAATGGAGATGGAGATGGTGTAGACATATACATTATTGACTCTGGTGTTCGTGGTGCAAGTAGACCAACAGGTAACAACGCAGCATTACATCCTGAGTTATATGACCCTGATTTTGTCACTGACCTTAACGGTACTGCAGAACAACAGAACTATAGAGTCAATCAAGTTACAGGTTATAGTGGTGCTTATGGTTCTAACAATGAAGATGATGCGGGTCATGGAACTCAGTGTGCTGTTCTTGCAGCTGGTAGGACAGCAGGACTAGCAAGACGAGCAAGGATATTTTCTTTAAAGGCATTTAATTCTAATGTTAGTGGTACATTCAGTGCAATACTAGGTGCATATCAAGCAGTTATAGATCATAACGATAGTACAAATGGTAACTACAAAGGAAGCAATCGTCCTGCTGTTATCAATGCATCGTTCGGACCTACGATACCTACACAGAACTCTCCTAACATCGAGTTGAATGATTCGGGTAATGATGTAGGAACTGATGAGGAGATTCTAGATGACATAGAAGGTACTATAGCAAGTCAAAAAAATATCATAATTGTACGATCAGCTGGTAATGGTTTTAGGAATAGCAGTGATGTAACCGCAGGACCTATACAAACTAAATGCATAGCGGGTGCAAGAACAGCAGGATATCCAGATAATACTAATGGTGGTATCAATAATGTAGACACTAACCAAAACAAAATAACAGTTGGTGCTACATCTTACAATGATAGATGGGCGTTTTTCTCTAACTATGGATCAGGTTGTACTACAGTTGCACCTGGCGAAAAAATTCTAGTTCCTGCATATGACTGGACTGCTAATACACCATATACAAGTACAGCAAACTACAGCACTATAGATGGTACATCCTTCTCAGGACCTATAGTTGCGGGTATTGTTGCTGCATGGTGTGGTAAAAATGGTTACACATTAACTACAAATAATCTAACTGGTTTAGCAAAAAGTTTATTCAGAACGACAGGTTCAGCTGGTGACATTAGAACTGGTACACATGTCAACTATCCTATAAACAGCATAGTAGATAAGAAACTTGTAGACAATCCATATGTCACTTTAAGTGGTTCTAACTTTCTTGAGATCAAATTCAATCCAGCTGATGCTTCACATTTCTTAGGAAACGTTGGTAAGAAAATACAGTTACGTACTACAGGTAGTACAGCAGGAGCTGGTTCATCAACACCAACGACATATAATGTAACTACATATGCTTATTCATCAGGTGCGTATACGTTATCTGGAACCGACAGGAACGGTAACGTCAACGGAGCGAACGCAGGAGTTACAGTTTATATTGGAGATACAATTAATTTTAATTTAAGTAATGTATCAAGTATCCACCCATTTTATATCAGAGTAGCAAGTCAAGGTGCTAACGTAACTACGCCAACTGCTAGTGGTCAAGGATCTAGTGGTAATGCTACAGTCTCATGGACACCTAATACTGCAGGAACATATTACTATCAGTGTGGTGTGCACTCAAACATGATAGGAACTATCACAGTGCAAACAGCACCTGGCGGTAGTGGTGGTATTGTGGTTGGTGGTATTAACGTATCAACGTTATCACAATCTGGTTGGTTAAACATACAAGCGGAGAGTGCAATCAACAATAGTATTACAGTACAAGCATCTAACAATGCTACAGCTGGTACAACTGGTGGTGGATCAAATAACTATTTGGCACTGATTAATTCGGAAGGAAAGACACACGAAAGTTATGACGGTGTAGTATCTACATCTACACAATTGACATCATCAACAGATACACAAGAGGGAGTTGGACAAAGTTCTCCTGTAGTTTACTATCCAGTAGATACTGGTGTTGATTTTAATTACAATGGTACGGGTGCAGAACTAACAGTATCAAGAGGTGCGTTCTATCCATTCATAGACACTAATGTAACTTGGTCTAACAGCACTGGAACTTTATCTGGTAGTCCATATGCTAATGGTGATAGTGTAAATATTGATCTTGGTCTAACAGGAACAACGTTTGCGAGTGAACCAACCTTTGAGGCATACACTCTTAGTGGAGATTCTTTAGGTGCTACAGGTTTGACGTTCGACACAACAACAGGAAATTTATCTGGAACAGTTACAGCGGATTATGTTGACACGACGTTTAACTTTACAGTTACTGAGAATGTAACAGGTAATGCACAAGCCTATACATTTACTACAACTGGAACTGGTGTTGTAGTCAACATCACACAACAACCAACATCAGGTAGCGTAGAAGCGGGATCAGGAGGAACTGTTTCCTTCGGACCTGTAGCGGGTATTAGTTCTGATGGATCTACAATTACATTCCAATGGGAGTTCTCAGTTAATGGTGGTCTTGGTTGGTCAACAGTTACTAACGGTGGTGGATATAGTGGAGCAACAACAAACACATTAACTGTAGATGATGATTTTGCTAAAAATAATTTTCAGTTCCGTTGTAAGTTAGACACATCTACTGCAGTCGCACCTTCTTACACAAACGCAGTTACACTAACAGTGTTTAGAGTAATTACTGTAGATACTCAACCAGTTAATTCTACACCCGTTGCTCCTGCTGCAGGAACATTTACAACTGCAGGATCTACACTAGATGGTGCTACTATAAATTATCAGTGGCAGAAATCTGAAAATGGTGACGGTGCAAACTTCACTCCTATAAGCGGTGCTAACACCACAACATATAATACTGGATCGACAACCTATGATGATAGTTACGGTGACTTCTACCGTGCTGTCTTGTCAGCAACTGGTGCAACTGATGTAACAACTAACTCAGCAAGATTATTTGTTCAGAGAACTATAAACATTACATCGCAACCAACTAATACAACTGGTGCAGTTGGTGGTACATCGTCATTCGGTGTCGTTGCTACTACATCCGATAATGATGCAGGAGATATCACATACCAGTGGCAAGTGTCAATCACTAATGGATCTACATGGTCTGATGTATCAGAAGGAACTGGTGGCACTACATCAACATATACAACTCCTACATTAACTACAGCATATGATGAGTACCAATATCGTTGCGTTCTTTCAGCAACTGGTGCGACATCTACACCATCAAACGCTGCTACATTACAAGTAGAAACTGTAACCGTTGTTGTATCATCACAACCATCTGATGCTACTGTAAACGAATCACAGACTGCTACATTTACTACACTCGGTGGTGTGACAATGGCACCTGTTGGTGGTAACGCTGCATCATCTTCATTCGAGGTAGATCAGTTTGATACACCATCTGGAGGAGGTGGCGGTGGTGCAGAAGGTCAGTCATCACATACACCTGGCGTAACATATCAGTGGGAGAAATCAGATAACGCCCATGATACTACTACACCAACAACTTATACTGTAAATGTTGCTAATAAAACATCAGGTCATCCATACTTCGGTCAAGGATCTGGGAAAGGATATTATATTATCGGTGGTGTTTATGACACAGTAACAGAGGCACCTAACTTACAGTTTGTGAGAGGTGCAAC